GCGCCCATCGCGCCCTGGCCGAAGCCGGCCGCGGTGAAGCCCGTCGACTGCGCGTTCTGCGGGTTGACCGGGGCAAAGAGCGGCCCCAGCAGGCCGAGCATGTCGGGCGAGCAGGCGATGATGATCCGCCCCTGGCCCTTGGTGGCCGCGTAGATCGAGCCGACCGCCGTCCAGATCGCGGCGGCGACCGCGTCGCCGTCCGGGGTGGCCGGAAGCGTCGGGCCGGCCGTTGCGGCCGTCGCGAAGTCGTCCGCGGCGGCGTTCTCGGTCTCGAGCGCGTACTGGGCCGCCAAGTCGTTGATCACGATGTCCATGATCTGCGGCTGGCTCCAGTCGATGTTCTGCCGCGAGACGTTCACGTAGCCGCCGTAGGTCTTGGCGACCACCGGCACGGCCCCGATCACCATCTTGCGGGAGACGAGCTCCGTCTTCTCGGCCGACTGGGCGCCCACCTGGGTGTGCTGGGTGATGCGCGGCCGGCTCCAGTTCCCCGAGGGGAGCTGGCGCGGGCCGAGCGCCGAGACGAGCGGCCGGGCGGCGTCGATGAAGTTGACGACCGGGCCGAGGATCGGCTCAGGGATCAGGCCGGGGTTGTCGGTCGTGAGCTGGTGGGCCGCGGCGCGGTTGTAGAGATCGATGTTGCGGATCGCCTCGTCGTTTCCGAGGCCCGCCCGCCAGTAGTCGAGGACGTAGGCGCCGGCGGAGCGGTACTCGATCTCCTTCGGCTTCTCGATGTCCTGCTCGCCCATGAACTTCGCGAGCTCGGCGATCTTGGAGCGCGACTCGCTCGAGATCTCGCGCGCCTGGCGAAGCGGCTCCATCTGGCCGTTCAGCTCGCCGAGGCGCGTGCGGCTGCGCGTCACGAGCTCCATCTCCTGCTGGTTCAGGTCGCGGCCTTCCTTCTCGGCCTCCTCGACCAGGCCGTCGATAAAGGTCTGCTTCTCCTCGATCTCGGCGGCGACCCGTGCCAGCATCTGGTCGGTTGCACGCATTGCGGGGTGGCTCCTTTCAGTGCGAAGTGACTTCCTTCGCCCGGGCGCCACATCCCCCGCAACTGCCGGCCCACCCAGTGGTCTACAACGGCAGGTAGTTCAGTGACTAGTTGTCAGTTTCGCATACTCGTCGGCTAGACGCCAACCGCGAACGACGTCGAGATTCGGCGTCGCGGCCGGCTCGCCCGACCGAGGCTCGGCGGCGTTCCGCACCGCGAGCACGCGAGCGCCTTCGTAGGCGGGATCTGGCGTCAGGGCGATATGCCCGAGCCAGCCCTTGGTGATCCGGCAGCGGTTGCGCCCCTCCCAGAGCTCGCCGCCCGGCATCGGCAGGTAGCCGGCCGAGGCGTCGAGGCACTCCTCGTCGGCGAGCGCGAGCGTCTCGTCTCCGAGCTCGGTCTGGGCGATCCGGAGCTCGGCCACCAGGCCCTCCTCGCGACTCGGATGGAAGGCGAACGCCCGCCCGACGGTGCGCTCGAGCATGTGGTCGCGGTTGACCCTGATCCGGTTCGCACGCCGCTCGATCCCGTCGAAAGCGCCGCGCGAGACGATCTCGAAGATCATCCGCGAGCGGTCGGCCGGGTGCTCGACCAGCGCCTCCGATTCGTAGGGCATCACGATCAGCTCGATCGTCCGCTTCGGGAACGAGACGCCGAGCTGGGTTGCGCTGCGGAAGCGCAGTTGTCCGGTCGGTGATTCGCTCATTGCGCCACTCCTTCGATCCGCGTATCGCTCTCGAAATGCTCGGCCGCCCGTACCTCGTCGATCGAGAGCACCCCGGCCTGCAGGTAGATCTGCTCGGTCTGCGCGCGCTGGAGGGGCTCGGGCTGCACGTAGGCATCCGCGTCGATGAGCAGGGACGTGCCGCGCGGGGTGAGCCACTGCGAGAGCGCCGAGGTGACCGAGACCGCCTTCGGGCGCAGGCCGGCGCGCCAGTGGTAGTCGAACAGGGCGGTCACGTTCGAGTAGGTCATGGCGTCACCTCCCGAGGGAAGCCCGACCAGGAAGGGCGGCACGCCGAGCAGAACTGCGATCCGGCTCTCGTTCATCTGCGAGAGCTCGACCAGCGCCATGTCCTTCGGGTTGAGCTGCGTTGGCTCCCACTTGATCCCGCCCGAGAGAACCGCCGGCGCGCCGAGGTTCGAGAGCCGCGCCTCGATCCACTGCGCCTTGAGCTCATCCGACTGCTCGCGCGACAGCTCGTCCGGGTGCGAGAGCACGCTCGAGGGGATGCCACCGTTGGAGGCGATCCCCGAGGCGTAGCGGCTGAGGACGTCGGCGGCCAGCAGGCGCGCGACGCCCGCCTCCAGCGGGCCATGACCATGCGCGTCGTCGACCGAGGAGGCGTAGCGGATGTGGAGGATGTCGGTCGAGACCTCGAGCGAGCCGATCGAGTAACGGCGGGTGCCGGCGTCCATCTCCACGTTCACGTACCAAGGCGGCACCACGTGAAAACGAGCGGGCCAGCCGGTCGCGTAGCGGGCCGTCGCGAGCACGAACGCCTCGCCGAGCTGGTAGTCCCAGAACAGCTGTTTGGCGAACTCCTCCCAGCTCGTGTAGATGTCCGGGTCGGGGTTCCGGAGCCAGTCCGAGTCGAGCGTCGGCGCCGCGTCGACCAGGTAGGGCGGCATCGTCGCGAGGATCGAGGCGTTCAGGTCGACGCAGTTCCAGGCCGTGTCGGTGAGCTGCTGGAAACGGCCACCCCAGTTCGGAGGCCACCAGCTGGAAGGCCACCCCGACCAGGCTGAGGGAATGATGCGCGGCGGTGGCGAGCTCGTGCCACCGAAGCCTTCGAGCACGACGCCGTTGGGATCGCCGGGCGTAGCTGAGGGCGGCCCGACAGTCCCTGGCGCCGCTTCTACGGGGTCGTTCGGATTCGGCGTGATGTCCGGCGGCTGGATCGACCGAGTCCAAAGACGCATGAGCCGTTGCCAGGATTGTAGACCGCCCGGCGGTCGCGAGCTAGTAGATGGCGGGCACCTTCGAGGGCCGGTGCGCGGCCTGCAGCACCCAGACGAGCGCCTTGACGAGCGCCCGCGGGCCCTGCGAGGCGAGCACCAGGCCGCCGGCCTGCTCGCGCACCTGCGCCCGGCGCAGAGCCGCGTCGAGATCGGGGGTCGCCTCGTGCACGAGCATTCCGCCGGCGGCCAGGTCACGCAGCAGCGCGAGCGCGGGCGCGGTCTGGGTGTTGGTGACTGCGCGGGCCCGCGGCAGGCCCGCGCCCTCGAGACGATCGAGCAGCGAGGCGCCGACATGGAGCTCGCGGATCTGGCGCAGCGCCGCGAGCCGCTGCAGGTCGACGATCGCGGAGTCCCAGTCCCCTCGCACCCAGCCGTCGACCTCGATCCGCCCGTCCTCGAGCCAGCAGGCGGCGGCCACCGCGGCGCCCTGGCCGTAGTCGTCCTCGAGCGCCACGAACACCGGCTCCAGCGAGGGCTCGAGCTCCGATTCGAGCGCCGCCCACAGACCCTCGGGCAAGAGATCCTCGACCTTCCCCGGCGCGACGTGCCGGCGCTGGGGCCACTGGTTCAGCCACTGGGCGCGAAAGGTCTCGACCGGGTCGGGCTCGTCCTCGGAGCGGAGCTCGCCCGAGTGGGCCTGCTCGAGGCGCCGGGCGATGTCGGCCTCGCGCCCGACGCTCCAGTGCGGGGAGGCGGCGCGCCAGGCCTCGAGATCCGAGAGCTCGGCCTCGCGCGGTGCCGACCACTCGATCAGAAGGTCGCCGCCGGCGCCCGAGTCGAGCTCCTCGAGCGCGAGCGCCCGGCGCTCCAGCATCAGCGAGGTGGCCCGGCGGTGAGCGGTCGAGACGAGCCACAGCTGCGACTGCGCCCGCTCGACCATCGTCGGCGTCAGCCCCTCCTCGAGCGCCGAGGCGGGCACCTTCCAGGCCTCGTCGACTGCGCCCACGCTCGCCCCGTAGCCGTAGACCGACTCCTTGGCCCGGATCAGCCAGCGCGAGCCGTCGTCGAGGAGCTCGATCTCCTCCTGCCCGTTCACCTCGCGCACCTTGTAGGACTCGCGCCGGGCCTTGGCGTAGATCCGGCAGGGGCGCTGGATCTCCTTGCAGATCGCCAGATCCTTGCCCGTGTGGAGCACGTCCTGCGGCTCGCCGAAGCGCTCGCGCTGGTGGATGCGCCACCAGATCAGTTCGCGCAGCATCCACGACTTGCCAAGCTGGCGCGCGAGACTCAGGACGAGCACGCCCCAGCAGAGCTCGCCGGCGCCGTCGACCTCGAGCAGGCGCCGTGCGACGAGGCGCTGCCACCAGCGCAGCGAGCGGCCGCTGCGGCGCTTCGCAAAGCGCTCGAACTCGGGGCCGAGCGAGCCGACCGCGTCCGGGTG